ATTATTAAAGCTATACATAATGAATATACATAATACATTTAGTGTTTTATATCTTAAAAAAAAGATTTGTTTATACGTATTACTTTAATATCTTCGTTAGTATTCATTACAATTTCATCATCATCATTTTCATCTTTAGATTGTTCTATTTCATTTTCTAATATAACAACAGGTTTTATTGTTTTATCTTCAAGTGTTTCTTTATGTTCTATTTCATTTTCTAATATAACAACAGGTTTTATTGTTTTATCTTCAAGTGTTTCTTTATGTTCTATTTCATCTTCTAAAACAACAGGTTTTATTGTTTTATCCTTTAAAGATTCTGTTGTTTGTTTTATTTCATCTTCTAAAACAACAGGTTTTATTGTTTTATCTTCAAGTGTTTCTTTATGTTCTATTTCATCTTCTAAAACAACAGGTTTTATTGTTTTATCCTCTAAAGATTCTGTTGTTTGTTTTATTTCATCTTCTAAAACAACAGGTTTTATTGTTTTATCCTTTAAAGATTCTGTTGTTTGTTCTATTTCATCTTCTAAAACAACAGGTTTTATTGTTTTATCCTTTAAAGATTCTGTTGTTTGTTTTATTTCATCTTCTAAAACAACAGGTTTTATTGTTTTATCTTCAAGTGTTTCTTTATGTTCTATTTCATCTTCTAAAACAACAGGTTTTATTGTTTTATCTTCAAGTGTTTCTTTATGTTTTATTTCATCTTCTAAAACAACAGGTTTTATTGTTTTATCCTTTAAAGATTCTGTTGTTTGTTTTATTTCATCTTCTAAAACAACAGGTTTTATTGTTTTATCTTCAAGTGTTTCTTTATGTTCTATTTCATCTTCTAAAACAACAGGTTTTATTGTTTTATCCTTTAAAGATTCTGTTGTTTGTTTTATTTCATCTTTTTCTATTTTAAATTGTTTATCTTCATCATTCTCAAGTTCTTCATCATTCTCAAGTTCTTCATCATTCTCAAGTTCTTCATCATTCTCAAGATCTTCATCATTCTCAAGTTCTTCATCATTCTCAAGTTCTTCATCATTCTCAAGATCTTCATCATTCTCAAGTTCTTCCTCACTTTCATCATTCTCAAGTTTTTGATTATTCTTATCATTCTCAAGTTCTTCCTCACTTTCATCACTTTCATCACTTTCATAACTTTCATCACTCTCAAGATCTTCATCACTTTGAAGATTATTAACATTACTATTATCATCTTCACTATCATATTCATTTTCTACTAAAGTTTGAGTATTAGTAATATTAATCTCTCCTCCTCCTGTAATATCAGTTAATTCATTAATAATTTTATTTAAAGGAATAAAAGATCTTACAGCATTCTTAATACAGGTTTTAGTTATTTTTTCAATAGTATTAATGTTATTTTGTCTTTCAATAGATGATACTTTTTTATAAAATAAAACTGGATTTTTCCAAAATATGTTAGATGCTAATATACATACTTTATATAAAAATTCATACCATTCAGGAATATATACTTTTAATGATTTAATAATAGATTTATGTTCAATAATTTTAATTTTAATACTTTTAGAAATAATTTCAGATAATAATTTTAACATATATTGAGGTGTTGCCTGATCTTCTTCAATTAATTTATGAATAGTATTCATTTTACCATCTTGTTTTTGTTTATTCCATTTTGTTAATAATACTAATTCATTTTGAAATTCTTTTAATGAACTACAATTGTTTGCAATATTAACAAAGAACTTACAAATAGGTATAGTAGAAATATCAGTTAAATGTTCTAAATATTCATTCTTGTTTTCTACCAAAACATCAAGTTTATCAGTCATAATCTTATTTAATGAAAAATATAATTGAAATATATAATTATTCGCACATAAATATATCAAATATATTATTACTCTTAAGTTTAACTAGAGCAATACGTAAATACATAACATCAAACATTGAATTATGTGCATTTGGTAGTTCTTTAAGATTACTATTATTTGCGTAATTATATAATTCCAATAACTTGGGATATTTTTTATTATGGCAAACAAAATGTCTAGTTTTTTTCATAGAACAGATTAATTTAAGTAAATTAATTTTATTAATAATATCAGTAAATCCAAATCTATATAATTCACTCATTAAAATGAAATAATCAAATTGTAAATTATGTGCTATAATTCTAGAACAAATATTAAGATCTTCAGTAAATATATCACAAAACCGAGTCATACTTATACCTTCTTTTTCTAATAACTCTTTTGTAATATTATGAAACTGAGAATTACTAACCGTATCTACTTCATTAATATAAAAGCTTCTTGTAGCAATAACATTTAAAGTGTGATCTAATATTTCATAACTAATTTGGATCATTCTAGCATTATTATATTTAGAAGTATTTGTATAATGATAGTAATTATTTGAAGAATCTTTAGGTATTAAACCAGTAGTTTCAGTATCAAAGATGATATACATTTATTATTTACAATTAACGAAATCATTTTTAAATACTAGGAATCCAAGTCCATTTCAATTCTTTACATATTTTCTTAAAAACTTCTTCATTTTGAGCTATTTTTTGTCTACTTTTAAGTAAAGGAAATAAAGCGAGGTATTCTGGCATATCTAAAATTAAAAAGAATTTATGTAAAATGTAAGAATATGAAATAAAGTTTAATCTATTTGCAGGTGCATATTTAATAAATAAAGGTTGTGTTTGCATAAACATATTAGATAGATTTTGTTCTAATTCTGGTGAAAATTGAGGTGGTGGAATACCATTAATTCTATTAATAATATATGCAGTATGTTCATAATATTTATGTGTTCTTAATTTTTTTAATATTGTTCTCATAAACTTAGGTGTAAGTTTAGTTGTATCAGTAATTTTCTCTTTTTTAAGTTCATTTAGTATTTTTTCAAATACTTCATTTGGTATATCAGTGCTTTCTTTCCCTTGTATTTGTGATATCCATTCTCTAAAATGATTAATACGTTTATAACTATAATGAATACCGTCTTTCTTATCATATAACATTATAGGTCTATTTTGTTCTGCTAATAAAACATCTTGATAACCACAACTGAAACATACTATTAATGCTTCTTGAACTAAATTAGTCATTTCGTTATTACAATTAAGACATTTAGAGTTAGTAAATTCACCATTCATATGATTGATGTATTTATTGTCTGTTATTGCTAAATATTCATTAACTAATTTAGATTTATCTTTATACTCTCCTATTACACTGTTATTATCCATTTCAATATTAAGTGCTTCTAAAATAGTATATTTTTTAGGATTAACTTGCTTAACATCAACATTTTGATTAACTATATCATAATAATTAAACAATATTTCTCCAACATTTTCGTAATAATCAAGTTCATTTTCACTATTAAGTTTATCTAACTCACTTGTATAATCTTTAATTTGTTCTTTAATTTCAACGTTAGATAACCAAGAAATATCTGTCATTGATATGATATTCAATTTATTAATTTGTTCGGTTATTTCTTCAGCTCTTTTATTTTTAGCTTCAAATTTTTTTATGCTATTAATATGAATATCATCTAGAGTTGAGATTTCTTTAGTATTATCTACAACGTGTATTCTTTTCTTACTACATCTTTCTTTCATCATATTTAATTACTTTTTGCAAGTTAATTTTTTATATGCTTAATAATTAAAAATGGGTGGTGGATTATTACAGTTAGTTGCTTATGGAGCACAAGATGTATATTTAACAGGAAATCCTCAAATTACTTTTTTTAAAGTAGTATATCGTCGTCATACTAATTTCTCAATAGAATCTATACAACAATCAATTAACGGAAAGTTTGATTGGGGTAATCGTGTTACTTGTCAAATATCCCGTAATGGTGATCTAGTTCATAAAATGTATGTAGAAGTAGAATTAGAAAAATTAAAAGACGGAGATGCTATATATAATATTCTTACTGAAGATTTAGATCGTTATGTTAATTTTATAGGTCATCGTTTATTGAAATCAGTTGAAGTTGAAATTGGTGGTCAAAAGATTGATAAACAATATTCACATTGGATGTATATTTGGAATGAGTTATCATTACCTGTTGGAAAAATGGATGGTTACCAAGAAATGATCGGTGCAGATACTGATATGACAAGTTTTACGGATAATAAAGTATATATTCCTTTAGAGTTTTGGTTTTGTCGTAATATTGGTTTAGCATTACCATTAATTGCTCTTCAATATCACGAAGTAAAAATAAATATAGAAATAGAAACATTTAATAATTGCACTTATAATGGAACTGCTTATGTTAAAAATGCAGATGTTCAAATTGCTAATATTAAATCAATTAAAAATGCGACTATTTGGTGTGATTACATATTCTTAGATACGGATGAACGTAAAAGATTTGCTCAATTATCGCACGAATATTTAATAGAACAAGTGCAAATGAATGAAAATACGCTTTCAGGAACAAACGAACAAAATATTGCTTTAGTTATGAATCACCCTGTTAAAGAACTTATATGGACTATCAATGATACTGAAAAAGCAAATGAACAAAATCAATGGTATAATTATACTGATAATGAATTATTTACAGAATCTAATGCTGAAGCAATCGAAAAATTTGGCGACGAATCAAATCTAAAACTTCAAAATACCTTATTTGGTATAGATCCGGATGGCAACAATTCAATTACTTCAGCTAATTTACAATTAAATGGCAATGATCGTTTTGCTAAAAGGACTGGAGAGTATTTCTCGTTAGTTCAACCATACCAACATCACACAAATATACCGACTAATGCTGGTATAAATGTATATTCATTTGCGTTAAAACCTGAAGAACATCAACCATCAGGAACATTAAATATGTCAAGAATTGATACGGCTAAATTAGTGGTAAAACCTAAAAAATTAGGAACAATAAGGGTATGGGGTGTTAATTATAATGTCTTACGTATTTTAAGTGGTATGGGTGGTTTGGCTTATTCTAATTAAAATATTGTGTGATATACACTATTTATATTATTTGTAAAAAATTGTTTAATAACTAAATCGTTAAACATATATGCTAAATTATCTGGAAGATCTTTAAAGTATTTAATAAAGTTCATATAGAATTGAATAGGTTCAATACCTTTTGTATAATACAATATGATATGATATACTATAAACATTGATAATCCAAATGCAAGATCTTTTGTATTAAATTCATGCTTTAATGTTAAAATTGGTAAAACTTTAATTAAAATAATTCCAAAAACAATAAAGAATAATATTTTTTTTGTAGATATGTTAAGATAAATCATATAACATAACATCCAACATACAAATGATAAAATTAAATAAAATATAATAACAGGATTAAAAGGTATAATAGCTAAAATATATAAAAAATACCATAACAAAACATAAGTTGAGAAAAAATCTGTAGTTTTATACATTAATATTTTTTATCTTAACTAAGAATAAAATGGGTGGAGGTCTTCTTCAACTTGTAGCTTATGGTGCCCAAGATGTTTATCTTACCGGCAACCCTCAGATCACTTTCTTCAAAGTAGTTTATCGTCGTCATACTAACTTCTCTATTGAGTCTATACAACAAACCTTTAATGGAAATGCTACCTTAGGTCAGCGTGTAACTTGCCAAATCTCCCGTAATGGTGATTTAGTTCATAAGTTATACTTACAAGCTACTGTAACAAAAACAGCTTCTACAATTTATAAAAATATTGGACATTGGTTAGTCAAACAAGTAGAAGTTGAAATTGGTGGTCAAATGATTGATCGTCAATATGGTGAATGGATGTATATTTGGAATGAACTTACACTTCCTAAAGGCAAAGAAGATGGTTTTAAGGAAATGATTAAAACATTTCCTGATACTACTGATCCAGAGACTTCAGCAAATGTATATGTTCCTCTTGAATTCTGGTTTTGCCGTAATATTGGTTTAGCATTACCACTAATTGCTTTACAATATCACGAAGTTAAAATTAATCTTACATTAAATGATGTGGAAAATCCCGGAATAACAGAAGTTTCAAATGTAGAATTATGGGCGGATTATATCTTCTTAGATACTGACGAACGTCGTCGTTTTGCTCAATTATCTCACGAATACCTTATTGAACAAGTTCAATTTACTGGTGGTGAATCAATTGCTGCAAGTTCTAGTGCTACTGCAACTGTAACAACAAAATCCAAACTTTCATTCAATCATCCGGTTAAAGAATTAGTATGGGTTAACAAACCTACTAATGCCACTACATCTGCATTATGGAATGGGTATCAATCAACAACTGATTTCCAACTTCAACTTAACGGTAACGATCGTTTTGCTAAGCGTGATGCTAAATATTTTACACACGTCCAACCTTATCAACATCACGAAAATATTCCCGATGGAAAACATATTCACGTATATTCTTTTGCATTAAAACCAGAAGAACATCAACCATCTGGAACTCTTAATATGTCTCGTATTGATACAGCAACTGCTATTGTTGGAACCGCTGGAGATGGTACTGATGCTTCAGCTCCAGGAACTCTCAATATGTATGCTGTGAATTACAATGTGCTTCGTATTCTTAGTGGAATGGGTGGTCTTGCTTACTCTAACTAAATATATTAACAAATTATTTTTTTTCTGTATTAATAATAAATACAAAATGGGTGGAGGTCTTCTTCAACTTGTAGCTTATGGTGCCCAAGATGTCTATCTTACCGGCAACCCTCAGATCACTTTCTTCAAAGTAGTTTATCGTCGTCATACTAACTTCTCTATTGAGTCTATACAACAAACCTTTAACGGAAATGCTAGTAACGGAAAACGTGTAACTTGCCAAATCTCCCGTAATGGTGATTTAGTTCATAAATTATATGTAGTTTTTACACACACATCATCTATTAGTGATGCTCGTAAATGCATTAAAAAAGTAGAAGTAGAAATTGGTGGTCAATTAATTGATCGTCAGTATGGTGATTGGATGACAATCTGGAATGAACTTACTTTACCTGCAGGAAAGAAAAATGGTTATGATGCAATGATTAATGTAACAAGTTCTACAGATGCATATGTTCCTCTTGAATTCTGGTTCTGCCGTAATATTGGTTTAGCATTACCACTAATTGCTTTACAATATCACGAAGTTAAAATTAACATTGAGTTTGATGCTGATATTTCTTTCTCTGATGCCACTTTATGGGCTGATTACATCTTCTTAGATACTGATGAACGTCGTCGTTTTGCTCAATTATCTCACGAATATTTAATAGAACAAGTGCAATTCACTGGTGGTGAAAGTTTAAGTGCTACTGATATTTCTCTAAATGCCAAACTTTCATTTAATCATCCGGTTAAAGAACTTATATGGCAACGAACAGATTCTGATGGGACAACTAATAAATCTACTGGTAATGCAAAACTAATGCTTAACGGTAATGATCGTTTTGCAGAACGTAGTGATATGTATTTTACTCACGTTCAACCCTATCAGCATCACACTAATATTCCTGAAGAAGATTCATATATCAATGTATATTCATTTGCATTAAAACCTGAAGAACATCAACCATCGGGAACTCTTAATATGTCTCGTATTGATACTGCTCAACTTAAACTTTCGTTTTCTGCATCTGCAGGAGAGGTCAAAATCTACGCTCACTCCTACAACGTCCTCCGTATCCTCAGCGGTATGGGTGGTCTTGCGTATTCTAACTAAACTTAAATCTAAAATTATTTTTATTTATAATATAAATCTAAAATTATTTTCTTAGCTTATATTAAAAATGGGTGGAGGTCTTCTTCAACTTGTAGCTTATGGTGCCCAAGATGTCTATCTTACCGGCAACCCTCAGATCACTTTCTTTAAAGTAGTTTATCGTCGTCATACTAACTTCTCTATTGAATCTATTCAACAAACCTTTAACGGAACCCCAGGTGCTAACAAACGTGTAACTTGCCAAATCTCTCGTAATGGTGATTTAGTTCATAAATTATATGTAGTTTTAAATGAAGATGCTACTGATGGTAGAGATTCTATTGCAAAAGTAGAAGTAGAAATTGGTGGTCAATTAATTGATCGTCAATATGGTGATTGGATGAAAATCTGGAATGAACTTACTTTACCAAAAGGAAAGGAAGCTGGTTATAATACTATGATTAAAGGAGCAGCAACGGGAAAACGATATGTTCCTCTTGAATTTTGGTTCTGTCGTAATATTGGTTTAGCTCTTCCTTTAATTGCTTTACAATATCACGAAGTTAAAATTAATATTGAGTTTGGAGCTGCTATTACAGATGCCACCCTATGGGCTGATTACATCTTCTTAGATACTGACGAACGTCGTCGTTTTGCTCAATTATCTCACGAATATTTAATTGAACAAGTGCAATTCACTGGAGAGGAAACTTTATCAGGTACTACTGGTGGGTCGGTTAAATTATCTTTTAATCACCCCGTTAAAGAACTTATATGGAAAGGATCAGGAGGTTCAGGCGCAACTACAGGACATTGTGGAACTGCCAAACTTATGCTTAATGGTAATGATCGTTTTGCTGAACGTGAACAAAAATATTTCACTCACGTTCAACCATATCAACATCATACCAATATTCCTACAGGTAACACTATCAATGTTTATTCTTTCGCATTAAAACCGGAAGAACATCAACCATCTGGAACTCTTAATATGTCTCGCATTGATACTGCGCAACTTAAATTAGGCGGTGGTGGTGCAGACAAAGTCAATATCTACGCTCACTCCTACAACGTCCTCCGTATCCTCAGTGGTATGGGTGGTCTTGCGTATTCTAACTAAATTATTACTTACTTCTTTTTATTTACCATATTAGGATATCCTAATACGGCATTGACACCTAAAAACATTGAAATAATTGAACTAGTTAAAGCAGATTGAAAATAATAATTATTAAAGTTCATAAACTTAGACGTTATCCTATTTAATTTATTAACAATATGTGAAGGATTACCAGTTATAACTGAATAACATATCATAAAACTAGATATAAGTAAAGCATTTTCAATACCATTAATAAATATTTGTTCAATATTAGATTGTTTAGCAATAAGTATATTTTCATTAACATACCATGGTTTATCAGGTATTACAAAACAAATTTCTGGTTTTTTAACAAAACCAGAATTAAACAACATTATTCTAATTTAACTTTATATTCGTTGGTGTTTTTTATATATACTATATCATCATTTTTTATAGGTGTATCATCTATATATTTACCATCTTCAGTTCTAAGTTTAGTATATTTATCATTGTATAAAGTCCATGTATCATATTCGTTTTTATATAAAACAAGTGTAGGTTTATTTTCAGTAGATTCTAATTTACCGACAATAAACTTTTTCATCATATCTTTCATTAGGGCAGTTTCATCACCACGATATTTAATCATATAATACACCTGTTTAATATTGTATTTTTTTATTAAAAATAAATAAATAGTAATACCAACAACAGCTAAAATAACTATCGCAAAAAGTATGAGAAATATAATACCCCACGACATTTATATTAAATAAATATATATTTTTAAATAAATGGGCGGAGGTCTTCTACAACTAGTAGCATATGGTGCTCAAGATGTTTATCTTACAGGTAATCCACAAATAACATTCTTCAAAGTAGTTTATCGTCGTCATACTAATTTTTCATTAGAATCTATACAACAAACTTTTAACGGAAATGCTGAATTAGGTAATCGTGTAACATGTCAAATCTCCCGTAATGGTGATTTAGTACATAAATTATATTTACAAATAAAAGCAGTAGCAGGATCAACTGCAATATATCTTCAACCTTTTTATGGTTATAGAATGATAAAACATACGGAACTTGAGATAGGAGGACAACGTATTGATAAACAATATGGTGAATGGATGTATATTTGGAATGAACTTACAATGGATCAAGGTAAAAAAGAAGGATATTATGAAATGGTTGGTGGTAATTCTGCAAATAAATCAGTTGAATTAAAAGACAAAACAATAGATTTATATATTCCTCTTGAATTTTGGTTTTGTCGTAATGTTGGTTTAGCATTACCGCTAATAGCTCTTCAATACCACGAAGTTAAAGTTAATATAGAATTTAATTCAATGGAAAATATCAGAGCAACAAACCAAGATGATGCACTTGCTTCAGATTCTACAATAACCGTTCAAGATTCACAAGAAGATTTCGAATCATTTAGTGCTACATTATGGGCTGATTACATATTTTTAGATACAGACGAACGTAAAAGGTTTGCTCAATTATCGCACGAATATCTTATCGAACAATTGCAATTTACAGGAACAGAAACTATAACAGCAAATACAGTAAAAGCATCACGTTTAAGTTTTAATCACCCTTGTAAAGAACTTGTATGGGCAGTAAGACCTGAACCAGATATAACAGGTTGTAATGTAAATTGGAATAACTTTACAAATGCCGCAGACAATAATACAATTAAAGATAATCTAATAACAACAGCTAAACTTCAATTAAACGGAAATGATCGTTTTGCAGAAAGGGATGGAAAGTATTTTTCGTTAGTTCAACCTTATCAACATCACAATAATATACCAGTCAATCAAGGTATTAATGTATATTCATTTGCATTAAAACCCGAAGAACATCAACCATCAGGAACATTAAATATGTCGAGGATAGATACAGCACAATTACAAGTTAAAAGTAGTAAACCAGGTGAATTATTTGTATATGCTGTAAATTACAATGTTTTACGTATATTAAGTGGAATGGGTGGATTAGCGTATTCTAACTAAAAACATAAAAATAATATTAAAACTTATATAGCAAAATTGAACTCTTGTTCATTGCCATTACATTCTGTTTCAACAACATTAACCCTATAACATTCTCCATCAAAATCGGAATAAAGATTATTGGAAAAAGGTGTAGGTGTTTTAACTATTTTTTCTTTGGTATTATTTGTAACAACAATGTAAATAATTCCAATAATAAATGCTAAAATAAAAGGTATAAATTGAAATTCAAAACTTGGATTAATCTTCATTTAATTCTTTTAACTCAAAATAATTTTTATAAGTATAAATATCAAATTCAGGTTTTTTAAAAGGATATGTTTTAAATAAATTAACTCGTTCAATATAATCGTTAGTATCAGAAGATTGTCTTAAATATTCTGCATAGTGTTCTTCATAGTCTTTACGTTTAGATGATATATGTGTAATATATTTATCACGAAGATCAACTAACATATTTAATTCTTCTTGTTTATTAGTATTAAACACCATACAGTGTTTTTTAAACTCAATAGGAGTAGATGTAAATAGTTTATACATTTTTATTCTCTATATTTATAATTTTCTCGAAAGAACTTTTAAATTGATTATCAATTGATTCAGCTCCATTCATTTTTCCTTCATATGTGTGTAAAGGCACGTATTTGGTTATTGTTTGTTGTTTTTTAACATTACTAATTTTATTTTCATAATAACCTTGAACTATAACTAATATACCAATAAATACTAATAATAAAATAACATTTTTCATATTTTCTTATTATAGATAAATATTATTTAATCTACATTAGTCATATCAATAGTTTCAACATTGTTGAAAGGATCTTTATCAGTAGCAACTTCTTCTTCTTCATCATCATTAATATCCATACCAAGCATAACAACATTGAGAACCTTTTTAGAAAAATCAACAGGTTTGATAATTTGATATCCGGAATACAATAAAGCACTATTGATAACAAGATCAAGAAGATCTCTCAATGAATTATATTCTTCAGTATCATTAATATTCTTAATTTTCTTAATAATAGGATGTAGAGGATTAATTTCCAACACTCTTTTATTTAACATAGCATTAGTATTATCAGTTTGTCCTAATGTTTGCGATTTAATGATCTTTTCCATATTAGCCGAGAAACCATTTTCGGGTGAAGATACTATACAAGGTAATTCAGATACTTTATTAGTAATTTTAACTTCACTAAAGGTGGTATAAAGACGTTTGATATAATCACAAAGTGATTTATATTCTTCTTTCTGTTTTTTAATAAGTTCTTTATCAGCATCAGTTGTATTAGGTAATTCAATATCACCTTTGGTGATGCAGGTTAAAGTGCATTCTTTGTATTGCATAAGTCGTTGACACATATATTCATCAACAGGATCAGTCATAAATAGAACATCTAAATCATTTTTCTTGAACCTATCTAAGAATGGAGATGTTTTAAGTATATCCATATTATCTCCTGCAATGTAATAAATATGTTTTTGATTTTCATTCATAGATGTAATATAATCGTCAAATGTGATCATCTTATCAGGTGAATTAGCCGAATAGAACATTAAAAGATCAGAAACCCTTTCACGATCACCGCTTTCTTCATAAACACCAAGTTTAATATTTTTTTGATAAGTCTTATAGATTTTGAGATAATTATCCATATCATTCATAGCAGATTTTAACATATCAATGCTTTTCTTAACAACTGCTTTTTTAATAACTTTAATAACCTTATTCTCCTGTAATATTTCACGTGATACATTGAGAGGTAGATCATCAGTATCAACGATGCCTGAAATAAAATGAAGCCATTCGGGGCATAAAACCGCACTATTATCGCTTACAAATACTTTACGAACATATAATTTAATATTATTTTGTGTTACACCTCTTTCAAATACATTATTCTTAATTTTTTTAGGTAAATACAAAATGCCTTTATATTCTATTTGTCCTTCACCGCTAATATGTTTATAAGTATAAGGTTTTTCATTATCATTTGTTAAAGACTTATAAAAAGCATAATAATCTTCTTCTTTTAGTTCATTGCTTGATCTAGTCCAAATAGGTTTATGTTCATTTACTAATTGAAATTCTTTAACAGTTTCAGTAATTTTTTTCATTTTTTTAGGTTTTTCTTCAATGTCTTCAATAGTAACATCATCTAAATTAGAAGAATCAACATTAGAAGTTCCATCAGTAACAGTTACATCTTCTTCTAATGATGCTTCTTCGTCTTCAACTTCTTTAGTTTCCTCACGTTTAATGAAGATCTTAATAGGATAATTAATATATTGAGAATGTTCTTTTACAATGGATTTTAATTTATTAACATCAGTATATTTGTCTAAAGCTTCGTCGGTTAATAAGCATTTAATAATAGTTCCTTGTGTAAGATTATAATCAGGATGAATATGATCTTTAAGGTTATCTTCAGTAAGTTCTTCAATAACATATTGTCCTCCAGCATCTGATGTCCATTTAAAATATCCAGAATCTGTTTTTTTAGTAATAATAGAAACTTCTTTAGATACTAAAAACGCAGAATAAAACCCAACCCCAAATTGACCAATTAAGTTGCTATCTTTAACTTTTTCCATAAATGCTTTAGTTCCTGAACTAGCGATTGTTCCTATATTTTTAATAAGTTCTTCTTTATTCATACCTATCCCTGTATCAATAATATGTAATTCTTTATTTTCTTTATTAGGTAAAAGTGTAATACAATTATCTACTTTATTGTCAGGTTTGTTAGTAATACAAAAATGATTATATTTGTCAATACTATCACTAGCATTTGAAATAAGTTCTCTTAAGAATATATCCTTATTGGAATAAAAATTATTGATAATAAGTTTAAGTAGAGCTGAAATATCAGTATCAAATGAAAAGGTTTCAGACATCTTTCTTAGTTGTATTTAAATGTTTTAATTAAGTTTTTATATAGTTTAGTTAAAATGGCAACAATAAAATTATTTTCCTTTACCTTCTGAGATAACTAAAAGTATTAGTAGTATATCTTCTAATAAACAGGTATATGATATTATAAATGCTGAATATGTTGATTATGATGTATGGTTCAGTCAAGCAACTATAAACAATGTAGTTTTTGAATATAAGAATAAATTAACTGGTTATGATCTTGCAACTATTAATCATAATATTACATATGTAAAATGTAAAAAGATCAATAATATTTTATTAAAGAAACACATTTTTAATAGTAAAGTTAAATACGTAAATTTACCTTTAATAAATGAATTATTGGTTTATTTTTTATATTTACGTTTAACTTTTTATTATAATATAGCAATATATCCTTTATTATTTGAACCACTTACTAATTTTTCGTCAATAGACGATGATAAAATAAAACAACATATTAGGGTATTATTCAAAAATAAGCAAAGGCACAAATAAAGTGTTATATAGAGGTATGGTAAAAAGATATTTGTTTAATAATATTAGTTTCAGCAGAACTATAAATGAATTTATATCTGTATCAAAAAATATAGAAATAGCTAAAGAATTTGCAACAAAAGTTTTATATAAAATTATATTATGTAAAGGTGTGCCTTATATTGATAATTCAAGAATAACTGTATTACCAGAAGATGAAATTATATTACCACGAGGTATAGTATTAAAAATTGATGAAAAATATAAAGAAAATATGGAATATGAAACAATAAATGGTCTTAGAATACCTGTAATTACATTATATGCAAGTTATAACAATGAAAATTTATTAGATAAAAGATGTATAAAAAAACTATTGTAAAAATTTCAAATTTATCACAATCAACACATGCTTTATCAGCAACTAATATTGCAGGAACATATTAATATAAAGTTTTATATTACTTAAATAAATGGATATTGTTAATTTAAAAAAACTACATTTTTTTGAACAAAACGTTAAAATACCAACATATGAGTTTTATAAAGTAAATTGGACATCACCTTTTAATGAAAAATATAAAAGATATGTAGAACCAGGACTTACAGCAATTAATAAAAAATACATTAAAATAAGTTATAAAAAAAAATTATATTTAGTATCTATAAAAACATATAATAAACTATGTGCAATATCTAACCCTATAAACTTTTATGTTACAAATACTAATGAATATATTTCAAAAAATAATTTAGAAAAAATAAAATCAAAAACTCTTACAACTAGCCAACTAACAACATTATATTTGTATCAATCTCAATTTTATTATGACTATTGGAATAACCCAAATAAATTAAAAAAACCAATACAACTAGATAAAAAAGCAAATTTAAAATCAAATAGCAAATATTACAAATATTTAGAAAATTACGAATTTTTTATAACAAGCGATTCTTTCAACAAATCATACTATGTTATTATTTTATTTGGCGAAAATAATTATAAAATTAAAATAATATCAAGTAATGATGTTAAAATTTGCGATTCTTTATATGCAATTAATTGGGCTGATATAAAAGGCAATGTTCTTGAAAGCAAACATATAGAACTATATCGTCAAACCAAAGATACTAACAAGCCAATTTTACCTCTTAATATGACAAAACCTATACATGAAATACTACAGAAAAGAGATGTTGTTTTAAGCGAAAATAAGATGCATTATTTTGTTCAAAAAGTAATAATTCATCAAAAATATATATTAGATCAATTTTATTATATTACTGCCGAAATTAGTTATCCAAGATTAAATAAATATAAAAATTTTAAAAAAGTTGATTCATTTGAGGTAAATGAAAATAATTTATTTGTAATACCACAAACTGATTTTACTAGCGGAGAACATTATAGATTATATAAAAATAATTCTATTCAACACATTGTTACTGAGACTGAACTAGCTAAATATATATATAATGCAAATAAAAAAAAACCATCAACAATAACATATTACAAATTTATAAACAATGAAATATTTGAACCTATTCAAGAAATAGTATTTTACAGAGGAATGAATATAACAACAACAGATTATAACATATTTGAACAAAAAGAATTTGTATCTATGTCAAGGGATAAAAATATAGCATTAGCGTTTATGGATCTATCATCGGTAATTACACACACACCTATATTATATGAAATAACTTTAGAAAAAGGTGTTCCATATATAGATTTTAAGATTTTAGGTCAAAATACACTATATTTTGAAGAAGAATTATTATTATTAACATCCCCTTGTAAATTTGAATATGAAGAACCTATTTTAGAAAGCAGCACACGTGCATATTTTACTTGTAAAGTATCTATATCTATAGATAAAGACTTTCAATATAAATTTAAAAATTTACCAGATATAGAAAGGTTTAAAGAATTTAAACTTATTGATAATAGTGAATCTTCTAGTTCATTTAATATTTCTTCTTCACAATCATCAATAAATTCAATAAATTCAAAACAAACAACTGATTCAAAATCATTTAAATTGTCTTTAGGTGAAAATATAGAACCTGTTGTAATGTTAGAAGATGATATATATAAACAGCAATATATAGTGTATAAAAGAACAAATATACAAGATGAATCTGTATATATTGAAATTGATAGCAATTATTATGAAGTTAGTGGTGTAATTAAAGATACAAATAAAAAACAAATTACAAATAAAATAACTTATGAATTTATAACAAGTAATTATAATAATTTTGTTTATCTTAGTAAATATTCGCCTATTTTTAAAAAACTTAAATTAATTAAATTTATGATAAAAGAAACAAAAGCAGAAATAAAAGCAAGAAGAGAAAAAGAAAGAAACAGAAGAAAAGAAGAAAGAAACAGAAGAAAAGAAGAAAGAGCAGAAAGAGCAGAAAAGAAAAGAGCAGAAAAAGAAGCAGAAACCGAAATGGAAGCAGAAATGGAAGCAGAAGCAGAAGAAGAAGAAGAAAGAGCAGAAATGGAAAAAGAAGAAGAAGAAGAAGAAGAAAGAGCAGAAATGGAAAAAGAAGAAGAAGAAGAAAGAGCAAAAAGAGCAGAAATGGAAAAAGAAGCAGCAGAAGCAGAAGAAGAAAGAGCAAAAAGAGCAGAAATGGAAAAAGAAGCAGCAGAAGAAAGAGCAGAAATGGAAAAAGAAGCAGCAGAAAGAAAAAAACGAAGAGCAGAAGGAAGAAGAAAAAATAGAGCAGGCAGACAACAACAACAACAACAACAACAACAACAATAGTAGAATAGATATAGCAACTAATTTCTTGATATGATGGTAATTAAAAAATAAATTAATAATTAATCAACAAATATTTCAGGAACATACTAATATAATTTTTTATATTACTTAAATAAATGAATTTAAATCTTTTAGAAAACGATGATGTAGACGTAACTGAATTTTATAAAGTGCGATGGATATCACCT